CGGCACACACCCGCCACGCCCCCAGCGCTGCGGATCGTGGCGAGAAACTCCTCCTGCCCGGGCCGCATCCTGCCGGTGCGCGACTTGACCTCGATGGCCAGCGTGCGGCCGTCGCGCAGCACGCCCATGATGTCGCTCATGCCCTTGGCGGTATTGGCCCGGATATACCGCGTGCTGCCGTCCCGGTTGCGTTCCGCGAAGGTGCCGGAATTCTGCCGCCAGTGGCTGGCGACCTTCGGGTGATGCCGCAGCAGCGCCATGATCGCCCGCAGGATGTCGGCCTCTGACGGCTCGCCGCTCGGCTTTGCCGGGGCGCGTTTCTGAGGCTCGGGCGGGATGTCGAACTCCCGCACCGGCACGCCCGCCAGCGCCGCGTACAGCGCCTCGGATTTCTGATTGGCGAGCATGACCTCGCGCAGGGTGCGGCGGCCTCTCATCGCTTCGCCCCTTGCGCGCACCGCGCCGCATACGCCCAGACTGACGGCGCCTGCTCATACGCCTGCCGAGCGGTCACACCTACCTCCGCTTGGCGCGTCGCCCGATACCAGACATTGTTTTTGTTGATCGCATCCGCGACCACGAAACCGGCTTGCTTTAGATGCAGCAGGTATCTGTTGGCGGCGTTTTTTTGCACGCCCAAGTGGGCGGCCACGTTTGCCGTCGTCACCGGCTGGTAGTTCATGACGACGTTCAATGTGTCTCGTTGTCGGGGGGTCACGTTGTCCTCCTGTCGGGGCCGCAAGTGTCAGCCCGTCGACTGCCGGCAGTCAATCCGCGCAGAATGACCCCGCAAATCTGTCGACAATAGTCACGGGGCGGCACAAAGTGGCATGATGCGTCGGCGCCGATGCGAGCGCGACACGGAGTTGACGAATGTACACGACAACCTACGGGCCTGGCGATGAAGCCACGTGGCCTACGTATCCTCCCGGGTATGCCGGCGACCACCCGAACGAAGCCGAGGCCCGCGACCACCTGCTGGCCTGCCCAGCAGACTGGCAACTGTGGTTCAGCGTCGTCAGCCAAGCCCGCGAGGGTGCGGCGTTTGACGTCGTGAATGTTCGCGAGGAGGACATGTCGGCGGCTCACGCCGACGTCTTGTTGGCATGCCTGTTCGCCGGTACCCGTGCGCAGGCTGATGCGGCTCGGTTTGAGCTGCAGTCGCGGTTTCTGGCGCACAACGAGCACCGGGTGCAGCAGATCGCGGACGCGATGTTCGCGTCTAGCGAGCCCGATTCTGATCCGTATGACTGGGAGATTTGAGATGACCACCATCCACATCCACCAGATCGTCAGCGTGCGCGCCGACCGTCGCATCAGCGCTGAGGGCTACACCTGGCGGCACATCGTCCTGACGGACGCTGACGGCCGCGAAACCAAGATCGCGCTGTTTCCTGCCAGCGAGGGCAAGCCCGATCAGATCAGCATCATTGACGAGGAGCGGGCGGAATGATCCTCGAAACCGCCACCCAGCGCGATGCGGACTGGTACGCCGCCCGGATTGGCAAGGCCACCGCGTCACGGTTCAAGGACGCCACGGCGTACCTCAGGTCCGGCGACCCGGCGCAGGCCCAGCGCGACTACGCCACAGAACTGGTCGTCGAGCGCCTGACGCAGCAGCCGGTGCAGCGTTACGCCACCGCCGCGATGCAGTGGGGCACCGAGCAGGAGCCCGCAGCACGCACAGCCTACGAGCGCGTCACCGGCACCAGCGTCGAGGAAACGGGCTTCATCGCCCACGACACGCTGCTGGCTGGCTGTTCGCCAGACGGCTTGGTGGACTGGGACGGGCTCATCGAGATCAAGTGCCCTTACAACAGCGCCGTGCATATCGAGACGCTGCTGCGTGGCATGCCCGACGAGCACCGCGCGCAGGTGCAGGGCCAGATGTGGATCACTGGTCGCCAGTGGTGCGATTTCGTCTCCTACGATCCCCGGATGCCCGTTGAACTGCAACTGCACATTCAGCGCATCCAACGTGACCCTGGCTTCATTGCCGACCTGGAAGCCAAGGTTACGTCTTTCCTGCAGCAGGTCGGCACCCAAGTCGAGGCGCTGCGGCGTCTCGCGGAAAGCAAGCAATGAGCGAAACCGTCACCGCAACCAAGCGCGCTTACACCCGCGCGCTCAAGACCTACGTCGTCTCGCAGGAGGACGGCGACGACCGTCTGGTGCGCGCCTATACGCCTGCCGGCGCCCTCGGGCACTGCATGCCGCAACTGCAGGTCCGTCTGGCCTCGCACGACGACATCATTGAACTGATGGCCGCCGGCACGCCTGTGGAAACCGCTGGCGTCTTTTCCGTCAGCGCCGAAAACGCCGGCCTGACTGACTGAACCCACGGGGCGGGAAACCGCCCCATTTCGGAGAACAACCGTGCCAGATACATACGAACCGACGTTCATGGCTAAAGCCTATGACCTGCTGGTCAAGAGCCTGAAAGATCAACTAAAAGAAGCATGGAAAAAAGAAGACGAAGAAACAAACAAGCAGGTCACGACATGGGATGTAATTTTCCCATTTGTTTTGGAGCACTGCGGGCGCGACAAGTTGCTTGAGCTTGGCAAGATGATTGACCAAGAGTTTGAAAAGGAATACGGCGTCAACGAGGGCTTCGAAAGTCTTGTCGCCGGCTACCAACTAACCCAACCACAGGAGTAATACCCGTGACCGCACTCGTACCCGTTGACCAAATCGAACGCATGGCCGTCAGCGTGGCCCGCTCGGGCCTGTTTGGCGTGAAGACGCCCGACCAGGCGATGGCCCTGATGCTGATCGCCCAGGCCGAGGGCTTGCACCCGGCCATCGCTGCCCGTGACTACCACGTTATTAACGGTCGCCCCGCCCTGCGCGCCGACGCCATGCTGGCCCGCTTCCAAGCTGCCGGCGGCAAGGTCGAATGGGGTGAGTACACCGACACCAAGGTCGTCGGCAAGTTCTCGCACCCGTCTGGCGGCAGCGTGGAGATCGCGTGGACGACGAAGATGGCGCAGGACGCCGGCCTGACGCGCAACCCGACATGGAAGTCCTACCCCCGCCAGATGCTGCGCTCGCGCTGCATCTCTGAGGGCATCCGCACCGTGTTCCCCGGCGTCGTCGTCGGCACCTACACGCCCGAGGAGGTCGAAGACATGGCTCCCGCGCCTCGCCAAGCCCCGCCCCCGCCCGCCCCCGAGCCCGTGGAAATCGTCATTGACGCCGACAAACTGCTGGAGCAGATCGAACTCTCCAGCACGCTGGAGGGCCTCGAGATGCTCCGCGCCGACATCCGCCGCATGCCGAAGGGCGACGACCGCAATCGCGTGATTGCCGCAGCCACGCGCCGCGTCGACCAGATCCGCGCCGAGCAGGAACCGCCTGCCGGCGACCCGCAAATCGTCCAGGCCGAGGAGGGCACTGTATGAGCACCACCATGACCCAAGCCGAGGCGGCGCTGCACTACCGGCTGCAGGCCGTGCAGGACATGTATGCCGTCGCTGACGACCGCGCACGCACCGCCCGCGAACACATCGACCGCTTGCTGGTGGCGATCTACGAACTGACGTTCCCGCTGTTGAGCCACCCGGAACACGGCGCAGCCGCCGGCAAGGCGCACGACATCGCCGCTGACATCGAAGACTTGTGGTTTGCCGAGGAGAACACCGATGACGACGAATGACATCCTGCTGACCGAGCAGGAACTTGCCGAGCGATGGCGCGTGGCCAAGCGCACCGTGCGCCACTGGCGCGCCAATCAGCGCGGACCGGCGTTTATTCGGCTCGGCCGCACCCAGCAGGGGCGCGTGATGTACCGGCTGGCCGATGTGCTGGCATATGAGGCTCGGCAGAGGAAGGGGGAGGCGGAATGAACACGCTGCGCGAAGCCGCCCAGCGGGCGCTGGAGGCGTTGGATGCCGGCGTATCCGTCAGTCCGAAGTCAGTCCTGCACGATAGGCTCCGCGCCGCGCTGGCGCAGCAGGGTTGCACTTATACGGTCAAGGAAATGGATGGTTTTGGCACGTTGTGGGCAACGGAATGCGGGGAAGAGTTGTATGTTGCAGCACCCGAAGCGATTGGCTTTTCCCTTGCACCGATGCCTAACGCAGACGGTAAGTTCTGCCGGTTTTGTGGCAACAAAATCATACTAGGAGACAAGGAATGAGCACCATCACCGTACCCCGCGCAGTGCTGGAGCAGGCGCTGGAGGCGCTGGAGGCAACGTATTACGACGTTGGCCCCGCTGAGAGACAACGATTGCAGGCTATGGATGCCATCACCGCCCTCCGCGCCGCACTGGCGCAGCAGGAGCATGGGC